TTTGTGATATTCGGGACAACCTCAAGGGGCAATCCAACGAAGGAGATAAAGAATGAGATTAAAGTTTGAAAATATGTGGAAAGGAAGTTCATTGAAAGCTGGCGGGGTTTTCCCTATTGATATTATTGAGGTTTATTTTGATATTAATCCAGGTTGTAAATATTTCCGTTTAGTCATTTTAAATTTCGTTTTTTCAGTACAGTTTAGGGGAGGAGATATGATAAAATGACCATAAAGAACCTTTCAAAAAGAAAATGTCCTTACTGTGGTAAGGAGTTTGAGCCTAAAGTTTTTTGGCAAAAGTTTTGTTGTCCCGAACACCAAAAAGCTTATTGGAATGACATGAGAAAAGGGAATCGTGCCCTAAGGCAAAAAATAATTGAACTAGATAAAGAAATAGAAGAACTAAAACAAAAAATAAGCAATTAGTAAGTAGAGCAATTAGCCGGAATGCTTATCATCCCAAAGGAAAAACTTTGACGAAATGGTCTAAAAGATATTGGGAGGGAAAACTATGACTAAACAAACCAGCTTCAAACCTTGCCCATTTTGTGGGAGTGAGAAAGCGATTTACATGAATAATGTAAGTGAAGGAGTTTATTGGGTTTTTTGCTTTAGATGTAATGCAACAGGACCACCGAAGGATACCGAAGCAAAAGCATTCGAAGCATGGAATGAAAGGACAGAGAAGGAGTAATCCAATGAAAAATAAATCAGAAGAGATTGTTTTAGAGGACCTTACTTGTGGATATAAGCGAATAGCAAAAAAGTTAATCATCCCATCTACAGAAGAAGCGGAAGAAATCATCTATATCAGAAGTTTTTACAAGAACTTAGATGGCGAGTGGATTGAAACGTGCAATAGAAGATAAGATAGTTACAGAAGAAAACATAACGAAATTTCAAACCAATTTTATCACTAACTGGCTTTCTAAACTAGGTATAGAGGTAAAGTCAGAAGGAGAGGCAAATGAAAATAACAAAGGCATGGATTAAAAAATGGAAGCCTTGTGACGAAGCTATAGAGTGGATCGAAGAGCAAGATACGAAAGATGTGTTTGAGTTAATTAGAAAGCTCAGACATTCAAACGTATCGAACAAGTATGACTGGTTGTTTTGGGCTATACCAAGATTGATAAAGACAAAGAAGGATAAAATCAGATTTGCCTTATATTGTATTGAGTTTGTTACGTTACCTATAGTTGAGGAAGAATGTCTTTATGGCAAATGTCATCAAGAAGCAACGAGAGATGTTAAAGATGCTGCTATTCGATATGCCGTTTGGTCTATTGTTGAGATGACTGAGGCTATTCATTGGGCAACTACTAAAAAAAATAAAATTAGGACTACTAAAGCTGTCACTAAGGTTGTTGCTATAGCCACTAAGGCTGTTACTAAGGCTGGTAAGTATGTTGATGAAAAAAGAGATGCGATAGTAGATTATGGGGTTAAGTTATTAAAGGAGCAATCTAACTAAGAGAGATAAGAAATGAATATGTATCCAACGAAAGAACAATTAGAGAAGATACACGAGATTGACAAACTAAAACTTCCGATAAAGGAAAAAGTCCCTAAAATGCTTTCTCATCTCAAATCTATATGGTACTATAATAATTTTTTCATTGACAACGGAAAAGATGGCTTTGAACTCCATACTGGTGGCTGGTCTGGTAACGAGGATATTATATCAGAACTAAGAAAAACAGCGTTTTGGATTTTTTTCTGGCAGAAGACAGAAAGGGGAGGGCATTATTACTTTGACTATCAAATGGTGAGAATGGATGAAAAGGAACAATCCAATGAAGGGGGTAGGAGATGAGAGAAAATTTAAACCCAATGTCTAAGGGGCAAGCTATACTACTAAGCAAGTCAAAATTCTACGAAGATTGGATAGATGGGGATATTGTGGCATTTCAATTATTCACAAGCAAACTTTGTATGCCGTTTGGAATACTTCATAAAGCAACGGAAACGGTTTTGAACCGCCCTATATGGATTCATGAGTTTGGGTCTAGGGGACATTTACAAGAAGAATTTATTATAAAACTCAAATCTAAAAAAGGAGCAATCCAATAAAGGAGGTAAAAAATGAGTAGTTATACATATTATCCAGAGGACAGGATTCCTTTTACAAAGAATTCGCCTAGATGTCCTAAGTGCGGTGGAAAAACACAACGAACATACCAGATTGGTGGGGGAGTGTTTAGTCCTTATCGTGATTCTGATTGGTCAGGGGTTGAGTTTCTAAACGTATATTGCCAAGACTGCACCTACAGATTTCCGCAGTATGTTAAAACTCCCAAGAAGGAGCAATCCAACCAAAGGAAGAGTAAATGAAAAAGAAAATGGAACCCGCTGAAGTATGGGTTTATTGTCCCTACTGCGGTACTAAGAGCTGGTTTGTACTTTCATTGTCTGATACTATGGAACCTGTGTGTCAAAAATGTGGGAGAGAACTGAAGCCTCTTCAGTTACTTAAAGAAGTTATAGGAAAAAGAGGTAGTAAGAACTTAAATTATAATAGGATAGGAGGTAAGAAATGATAGTTATAACAAGAAACAAAGTGTTTGTTTGGGTATCAACTGTGGGATTTGTTTGTTTCATACTAGGTTTTTTTCTGGGACTTTATGTGCAACAGAATTATTGTAAATTCCAAATGGAGAGGAGTATGGAAAAAAGTCAAGAACTAGCTACCTCTTACCATGTACCAGAATCAAGCCCAGATATAGAGAGATTATCAAGATAGATAGAGAGCAATGGAAAAGATACAAAAAAAAGTAAGGGTAGAGGTAAGTAACCTATATTAACCGTATATGTAAGGAGGATACAAAGTTATGGAACAAAAGTTAAAAGAAAAAATCGATGAGTGGGCAAACAAAGAACCTCGTTCATTAGTTGAACTTATGCCCGACTATCTAGTGGAAACGATACGAAGAACTCCTGACCTCTTCGCAGCTTCTCGTAATCAGTCAGTAGAAAGATTTCTACGAGACATAGGATTCGATGAACCTGCGGTACGGGAAATACTGAGACAAAGGAGAAGGGAGAAAAAGTGTTATGACACAAGTATGTAGAAGGGTATATAAGATTACTGGTTAGTATCGAGTTCACTCGTGAGACCACGAGAGAACGAGTGCTTTATACCCCAAAAACAACTATTCAACCATTACGAAGGAGTTTCGTATGAAGAGTTCACTCAAAGACTTCATCAGTAAATACCAAGAAAAAGAAGTTTCCGAAATACTAAACTCTTGTCTTGGCGGAAGTAACGATCTAGTAAAAGAACTTCTAGAAGTGCGAGAAATTAAGGAAGCTATCTACAACATATGGGTAGATGGGGTAGTAGGTGGTATTTACTATACGATTGCACGGTCTACCGACCTAGATATACTGGAGGAGAAGACCGGAACATTTGTGGAGGAAGTAAATGCTTATAACACGAAAACATAAGGAAGTTCGGAAACCTTGGGGTAAAGAAATATGGTTTGCTAATGGTCCTTACTACTTGGGAAAACTGCTGATCATAGAACCAGAGCAGAAAAGTAGTTACCATTACCATAAGAATAAGGATGAAACATTCTACGTACAAGAGGGAATACTACAACTAGTAACAGATAACAACAAAATATCTATTGTTGGTAAGGGGTATTCAGTTCACATGCCTGCGGGAACTAAACATAGTTTACAAGCATTAACGCGTCGAGTAATACTACTTGAGGTTTCTACTTATCATCCTAATGATTCAATACGAGTCAGAGACTACTATGGACGAGAGACTACGATAAGTGATGAAGAAGAAAGGTAGAAGCTAATGTTTAAAGAAGAGAAAATCAAAAAGTTAGAAGACTACTGTATTTTGGAAGGTTATAGAGGCAGTATAGCTCACGGGACTTACGATCCTGATTCAGATTTTGACGACAAAGATGTTATGGGAGTTTTTATTCCACCACGTGATGTCGTATTTGGTATCAAGCACATGGGAACCGTAAGTGCTATGTGGAGTGAAAAAATTTCGCAGAAAAAAACAATACTGTGGGATTACGTTTACTATACTTTGCCTAAGTACTTGTCGTTACTGGTTAAGCAAAACCCAAACGTTATTATGTTGTTGTGGCTGTCCGAAAAGCATTACATCAAAAGAACGCCTCTGGGCAACAAATTAATTGAAAATCGAGAAAAACTCCTATCAAAAGACTGTTACCATTCTTTTTGTGGTTATGCTTATGGTCAGCTGCACAGAATGACCCACCATTCATCTACAGGCAGAATGGGTAGTAAAAGAAAAGCTCTTGTTAAGAAATTTGGATATGATGTAAAGAATGCTAGCCATCTTATTCGGCTTCTTAAGATGGGACTTGAAACGTTAGCCACAGGTGAAATGATTGTAGAACGACCTGATAATAATATGCTTCTAGAAATCAAACGAGGGGAATGGAGTTTAGATAGAGTAGTAAAGAAATCGGACGAGTTGTTTAAGAGACTAGACGAGGCTCTACTAGTTTCAAAACTTGAAAATCACGTAGACCGTGATTTCGTAAACAGGTTGTGTATGGAAATAATGACTGAGTTTTACCACGTTGGAAAGTATAATAAATTAGAAGACCTTACAAATAAGAAAGTATTCTTTACTCCAGATACTCTAGAGTTTACTAGAAGAGAGATGCTAAAACTTAGGAAGAGAGGTAAGTAGAGAATGATTATCTACGTTTGCAACTGTGGTTCAAAACTTGTAGTTGAGGAGAATACTGAAAAAAGTAGACGTAACAAGGTTCGATGGAAGAGGAAACATAGTAAAGGATCGCATCGTTGGGTTAGACGAACGGTTCGAGAAAAACAAAGCAGAGGAGAAAAGTAGAATGACAAAACCTATATATACTCAACTTTGGTTTCGTAAAAACCTTGAAAGTAGAATAGAATACCGTAAGTATTTGTATGGATTTTTCCCACTATGTCGTAAATGTAAGCATTCCTGTAAAGTAGTACAAGAACCGGAGGTTAAGTTTATATGTACCAGGTTCGAATCTATGGAGAAGAAATGAACATTACAATTAATAAGTCATCAGTTACTGAGAACCGAGTTTTGAAGAAGTTAAGAAACGTTCATACAGCAGCATTACCAGTTTTAATTTCTTTGTTTGTTCACTCGGAGAATGGTAGATTAGTTACTATAAAAATTGATCAACTTTGTTTCGAGACTGGATATTCTTGGGGAGCGGTATGTGATGCGTTGAAGTGTTTACAAGATGCTGAAGTAGTGGAAGGTGCACGATTCGAAAAAGAGGGTGGCAAAACCTACTTGCTAAAAGATATTAATAAGTTATAGAGAAGGAGTAGAAAACGATGCATTTAACGAAAGATCAAGAAAAAAGAAGGAAGCAAATGTACTTAGACTTAGAGGAGGATAGAAAGTGGTTTGAGGCAAAAGTTAGTAATGAAATTATACAAAAAATGGGACGAGTTTCTTTGTATAAGAAAGCAATAGCAGAAATTAAGAAAGTTATGAGTAAGGAATGGATGGAAGAAAATTTTTCAGAACTTGTAGAATTTACGAAGAAACGACCGTATATGGAACAGTTAACTAGTATACAAAGAAGGAAGAAATAATGGGTGATAGAATATATATTTTATATTCTATACTCTGGAAAAATATAGAATATAAGTTCTATATTCTATCTTCTTCACTTGTCAGAGGCGAAAATGAAAAATAGAATATACATGCTATATTCTATGCTTTGGAAAAATATAGAATATAAGTTCTATATTCTATCTGTAGCTAGAAATTTTCGTTTTCACCCCCCCGTTTTAACCTCTTATAATATATATAATAAACGATACAATGAACGTTTACCACTCGTGGTAAACGTTTTATACGTTACTAACTATTCCTCCTATCCTCTTATATACACATTTAGAATATCTAAAGATATTCTTCTTTTAGTATATAAGAGGAGCGAAGTGAACTTTCGTCACTTCGCATATCTACTACCACCACTTAAAAAAGAGCTTCTTAGAAAAGGGAAACAAGACGATGGACATACAACTAAGTAAAGAACAAATAGAAACATTCGAAACAATTCGTGACCTCTTATGGTTCTACTCACGAGAGTACTTTAGAGCGGAACCTTTACTTCCTTCGTTACCAAAGCAGGAACGGTTGAACGTATACTGTAAGAAACGTAGAAGAAAGAAACTGAGTAAAGTTTCTAAGATGGAACGAGACAAGTTGAGGAAGTTTACTCGTATACTTGCTTTAGTAGAGGAACTCGACGTACCTCTTCGAACTTTTATCCATGTACAAGTTAGAGCTCTTGCAACTATTCAACCTACCACACTTCCACGGTTAGGTAATCTTTCCTCCGAGTTGTCGAAGAGTAGGTTCCACCAGTTCTCTACAGAGAAGGAACGTTCCATCGGAGCAGACGGGAAAAGAAAACAACTTGAATCTAAAGAACCGGAAGTTAAGTATCTTATCGCGGCATCGGTAAAATTACTTCTACGTCGTCTCTGCTTGATTATGGAAGAACAAGGACAAGTTCCCCCTCTTCACGTAGTTATAGAGGAGTTACGACTTCTTCTTTCATCACGAAGAATTTCGAAACTTTACTTGCTAGTTTCACCAGTAGTAGAACATGATCTTGAGTTACGAAAGGAACGAATAAAACTAAGTGAACGAGTAAGTAAGAAAACTATAGAAGAGATAGAAAGTGCAACTAAGTCGTTAGAGTTAGAAAACGAGTTAAACGATACTAAAGTGAAGGAGTTACTACAATATGTCATCTAATCAACAACAAGATAGAAAATCTTACGGGTTCACGGAGTCAATACAAAAAAGAATAGTAGCGATGTTGCTACATGAATCCGACTCTGTTGTGGAAAACATTGAAATTATACGACCAGAATACTTTGACTATAAGGTCTTGTCCGACTTTGTTCGTATCATTGAACAGTTTTATACGTCATATAGTAGAGCACCAAACTACGATGAATTTATAGAAGAAGTAAGTAGGTATCTTTCCTCAGAATCCGAGTTACCAAAGGAGCAGTATTGGAAAACGATTGAAGAGTTGGTTGAAATAGGGGAAGAAGGTGAGTTTGAATATGTAAGAGATCAAGTAGTAAACTTTGCTCGTTACCAAGCGGTTAAACGTGCAATGGTTGAATCAGTTGACGAGTTACGAACTTCTCGTAACTACACAAGTATTGTTGAAAAGATACGAATCGCTACAATGGTAGGGGAAGAGTTGGAAAGTTTAGGGACTTTTTATATTCAGAATTTGGAGGAACGTCTCCGACATCGGGAGGAACGAGGAGATCGGGCGGAACGAGCTATTCCAACTGGTCTTAGTCAACTTGACTATAGGTTGGGGGGAGGAGTAGCCCCACCGGAACTAGCCATTCTTCTAGCTCCTATGAAAAGAGGAAAAACTATAACGGTAGCTAACTTTGGTTTTAGTGCCGTTTTAGACGGGAAGAATGTTCTTCATTATCCGTTAGAGGGGAGTCAAGAGAGTATGGAGGAAATATACGACTCCTTGGTATCAGGTATTGAGCGTGAGAATCTAAAGGGACGAAGCGAAGAGATTCGAGAACATTTGTATTCCAAAATAAAAGGACGAGGGGCGGGAGACCTGGTAATAAAACATTTCCCTCCAAACTACTTGTCACCAGCGCGGATGGAGAAACATATACAACTTCTTAAGTTTAGACATCACTTCATCCCTGACTTAGTTATTATCGATTACTTGGGGCTTATGATATCGTCACAAAGAAAGGCTGATATTTCAGATAGATACCAGTATTTGGGTCTTATAACTAAGGAGTTGTTGTCTTTAGCACATAAGTATCATTTTGCTATCTGGCTTCTTCACCAGGGAACTAGAAAATCGAAGACTAAGAATCTGGTGGATATTACGGATGCAGCTGATTCCATAGAGCCAATGCGGGATGCCGACCTTATTGTTTCCATTAATCAAAGTGACGTGGAGGCTAAGAAAGAGGGGGTGCAAGGTATGGAATTCTTCATAGCGGGTGGTCGTATGGTTAGAGATCGGGGTAGTAATATAGTAGTGTCCATCGACAAAGCAAAATGTCAAGTATTCGAGGCTATAGGAGAAGAATATGAGAAGAAATAAAAAAAATGCTTGATTTTTCTAACAAAGTTCTTTATAATAAAGAGACAAACAAAATAGAAGAAAAGGAGACCTAGTAATATGAAAGGGATTAAAACATTGTTTTTCATTATCTTTTGTATGTTGTTGTCGATACTAGTTTCTGTGTTTTATACTAGATCAGAACTAGTTGTATTGAAGAGAGGGTTAGCAGATACTAATTCTAAGATTGAAACGGTTGGAATAGTATCGAAGCAACTTTTGCTGTACCAGAAGATTGAAGATGTTTGGTTTGAGAAGGGTAGTAAGTACATGAACTATGACGAGCTTCGAGAACTCGCACGTCAGACATATCGTTACCATCAAAAGTATGGTTCTGAAGGAGAGTTTCCTATAGGACTTGACTACTGGAAAATATTCGCTATAATAGAAGTGGAAAGTAATTTTAATCCGATGGCGGAAAGTTATGCAGGTGCGATTGGTTTAATGCAAGTTATGCCGCTAACAGCAACAGGAGTGTTAGAGAGGGAGTTTGATTTGAGAGGATTAACTAGACGACAAGTTTTAGAGAAACTTAAGAATCCTGTGATGAATTTTCGAATAGGGGTGGCACGACTAATAGAATTACAAAGACGATAAAGACGATACATAGCATTCGGGTCAGCAGGAAAAGATGACTGGAAGCTTGCTTTGAGTAGTTATAACTGGGGAACTAGGGCTGTTTCCTCCTTAATGGAAGCTTACGAGAAAGAAACCCCTAAAGCATCATTACGGTATGCTATTTTGGTTGAGCAACGGATGAAAAGATACAAAGAGGAGAAGTAATGGAAGATAAAGTGACAAAAGTAGTTACTTGGGATTGGGAAGTAGTTACTTGGGACGAAATTAGAAAGAAAATAAGTAAGTGGGTGGAAACTGTACTAAACGACTCACTAAATGACCCAAAACATTACTTACCAGATGTTGTATTAGGAGTAGATAGAGGAGGGGTTCCCCCAGCAATAATACTATACAACGAACTTTGTTATTCTAACGTAGGAGATAGTATTGAATATAGGACTGTAAGTCCTTTTGTAACGGATGTTATGGAAGAGTTTTCTGGTAGACGAGTTATCTTGGTCGATGATATTAGTGATACAGGAGCTACGATAGATTTTTTGAAAAAGGATGCAAAGAAACATAATGTTGATCTACTTCACGTGTTTACTTTAGTGAAGAGAAAGGAAGGAGATAGAGCTACTTGGTATGTATTTCCTTGGGAAACTGCGAAAGATACTATAGGGGGACGAGAACAAGCAGCTGTTGCTATTCTACGTAGTATAGGTGAAGATCCATTGCGTGAAGGACTTTCTAAAACTCCCTACCGTGTAGCTAAAATGTATGATGAACTTTGTATGGGGTATGGTCAGGATCCAAAAGAGGTTCTTAGTACAACATTTAACGCTAACTCCTACGATGAAATGATTATTTCAAAAGATATTCGATTCTTTTCTTTATGTGAGCATCATATTCTACCATTCTATGGAAAAGTCCATTTCGGATACATACCAGACAAGAGAATAGTAGGGGTATCTAAAATAGCACGTCTGGTGGATGTGTTTGCTCGTCGTTTACAAATACAAGAACGTATGACAATGCAAATAGGGCAAACTTTTGAAAAAACTATTAAACCAAAAGGAGTAGGGGTAATTGTGGAAGGAGTACATTTGTGTGAAATGATGCGAGGTGTTCGAAAGGAAAATGCTCCTATGATTACTAGTTACTTAGGAGGTACTTTTAGAGATAATGAAACGAGAAGTGAGTTTTTGAGACTAGTAAAATTTGGTTGGCAAGGAGGGGAAATATAATGATGGAACCACTTTCTTGTATTTATTTAACAAGAGCTTGTCCTATGAGATGTAAGTATTGTAGGATTCGGGACGCAATTAACATAGGTAAGCAACTAAGTTTACCTCAGTGGTTAGATGCGTTTCAGATATTGAAGGATTTAGGAGTGGTATTTCATTTAGTTTTAGGAAATGAAGTGTTGATGCTAGGTAAGGACTTTGTGGAACTTGTTAAGTTTTGGGAGAAGAATAGTATCAGATATGCCGTATATACCACATTCCCGCCAAAGTTGTGGGAAAAATATAAAGAACTACTAGTTGATGCTGGATTGAGAAATATTAGTTGCGGATTTGACTACTACCCGTTTTCTTCTAGTCATGACCGTTCTAAGGAGTTGGGGGATATAGCAACAAAGTCAATACGAGGATTTGAAGGAGTGAAGTGGGCAAGGAAGCATGGAATTTTAGATACTCAGCTTACTACTACTCTTTCCCCTATAAACTATAACATTGTACCTTCTATGATAGAACTAGTGAATAAGTATGGTATATGGGCAGCATTTAATATAATTCATTACGATAGAGATGGTGAGTTTGATTTCTTCCCTCCTAAAGAGGAAATTCTAGAACTTTTACCAACTTCCTCTAGGGATCGTCGTAATCTTAGACGTATGGCGGATGTGGTTAAGGAGATGATAGTTTCTGGAAAGCATAGAATTCAAAATCCTCCTGCCTTTTTTGATGCGTTTAAGGAGTATGGAATAAGTTTGGATTGGCATTGTTCTTTGGATTCTTTTATGTATACGGTGGATGCAGACGGACGAATGCGAGCATGTGGCTATAGGAGGGGTAAACGGTCTCCTCAGTACTCAGTTTTCGACTTGCCGAAGCATTTAGATTCTTTTCTTGAGGACAATAGAAAAGATCGGAAGGAGTGCCCAGGGTGCTTTTGGAGCTACTGGTATATGGCGGAATACTACGAGAAGAAGACCGAGTTTAGAAAAGAATTTTTTACTGATCATGCTTCAGAATTTTATATAGAAGGAGATAAGAAATGAAATATATAGTAATTACAGGGGCAAGTAAAGGAATAGGACATAAGTTATTAAGTGATCTTGTAGCAACTTTACCAGAGAGCGACTATAGAATCATACATATAAGTCGTACCCCTTCTAAGTTGCTATCTTCCTCTACTTGTACTTGGATAGAAGCAGACTTAAGTACTGAAGAAGGGCTTCTAGACTGTCAGTTTCGTTTAACACGACAGATCGAAGAAGAAGAATTAGTTGTTTTAGTAAACAATGCGGGAGCTATGCCTTTGGGGCAAAGTTTTACAGAAACTACGTTTAAACGGTATAACGAGGTTATGGATTTGAATCTAAAAGCGGTGTTCTTTATGTGTAAGTTTTGTATACCACTGATGTTGGACGGAGGGAGAATTGTTAACGTATCCTCTACTTCAGGAGTGAGAGCGGAGGAGGATGAGCATATAGTTCCTTACGGGGTAGCGAAAGCAGGAGTAATAATGCTAACTAAGTATCTTGCTCGTCTCTATCCTAGACTTTGCATTAATTCTGTGTCACCAGGATTTGTGGCTCCTACGGAGTTGGTACCAGGGGAAACCCCTAAATCCTTAATTGAAAGTATACCAAAGCAGCGGGAAGCAACAACGGGAGAAATATCCTCTATTATTCAGTATCTTTGTTTTGGTGACTCCGACTATATAACTGGCCAAAATTTTGTAATAGATGGAGGTAGTTCATTGTGAGACGTAGTACAGATAAGAAAATTTTCGTTATAGGGGACGTAATGTTGGATCGTTATATCTACGGAACTACCACTCGTTTGTCTCCTGAGGCACCAGTTCCTGTAGTAGATATAAGCAGAGAGTCCCACTCGCTAGGGGGAG